TAATGTTCCTTTAATTTATCAAATGCTGACCTTTTTATCATCATCATACCTGTTGGGCCTTTGTTTACTTCAATAAAACCATCTTGAGGTCTTATGTCGTTTACATCTGGTATTTCTATTGGAAATAAATGTCCCATACTATGAATACTATCGTCAGGCCTTGTTTCAAAATCTTTTCTAAATTTAGCATCTGTTTTTTGTTTCATAGGATAAGGTATTAAAGATACTTCATGAGGTGATTTGAAAAGTCTATAAACCGATCTTGTGCTAAATTCTATATCAGAGTCTATAAATAACATTTGAGCAGCATCTGAATTCATAAATGCAGAAGCACATAAGTTTCTTCCTTGTGTAACTAAAGAAGATTTCATTAGTTGAAAAGTAATTTTTGTTTTATTTAAAATACATTCTTTTTGTAAATCTAAACAAGCTTTCATATAATGAATCGAAACTTCAGAATGCACAGGAGTGCATACCATCAAATGATCTTTATTTACTTCGTTGGACATGAATTACTCCTTTTAAGAAACCTTCCCAATTTCTACTAATGTTTCGCCAATCATAAAATCTTTTATAATATTCTTGTTGAAATTTAAACACATTTGTTAAATCATTTTGTAAAATTTTTTTTGCTTCTACACAACACTCTGCTACTTGTTGTGCTAATTTAGCTTTGTTCTGTGTAAAGGGAATGTAGACAGGAAACTCTGCACAAGTTTCAAACAATGCACCTAGATCCGTGGTTATTAATAATTGACCCGCTGCTAATGATTCCATTGCAGATATACAAAATGTTTCCTCCCAAATACTTGGAAAACAGTTTACATCATATTCTTTTAGCTTTCCCATAAGAGTTTTGTGATCGCAGTAACCCATGTAATTTACATTAGGTAAGTCTTTTGCTTTTTGATAAAGATCTTGATATTGACTATCATTTTGATCTTGAAATTGTTTACCATAAATTATTGTGCTTGAATAAACATCTAAAGTAATATCTGGATCTCTATCTACTAAAGATTCCATAGCTGTTAAGGCTACTTCTAAACCTCTCCATGGTGTAGAGATGTAACACATTTTTAATTTTTTTTTCGGAGTGAAATCTGTTTTTAATTGTAATTCTTCATAATCAATCCCGTTTTTTATAACAGTGCATTTTTCTTCTGGTATTTTAAAAAACATACGGTACTTTTCATAACTCCAATGACTATTAAAAACATACCAATCATATTTTGAATGATTCTCTTTATTTTGAAACCAAGGTGCTAGATTTGGTTGATCGTAAGAATTTTTTAACCAAAGTATATTTGCTTTAATAGGATCTAAAGGTTCCTTTTCTGGTATAGACGTAGTTATTTGAACAGAATCAAGTATACCTTGATTCGCATATTTTTTTAGATAGGCTAATTGTAATTCAGTTCCACCAGCAGGTTGCATTATGATTTGGTTTTACCAAATACTTCAAGAGATGCAACTGTTATTTTTTGGTTAATTTGTAAATCATCCGAAGTAGTATCAGTACTGGGATCAGCAACATCAGAATCAAAATGAGCTTTGCTATCATATTTCTTGCCTGTTCTTTTGTTTAGAACTTCTTCCTCAGCTTTAGCCGGTACTACAGGTACTTCCTCGCCGTTTATTATAACTGTCTTTTGTTTTTCCGTCATTATCGTCCTTGTCGGTTGTAAGGTTTATAACATCTTTTCTTGTGCTTGTTAAGACTCTTGGTGTGCCGTCTCGGCCTTTTCCTAGGTTTTGGTCTAGGTACAAAGTGTAAAAATTTAACTCTAGCCATTTTCCTGTGATCTGTCTATTTGGGCATAGCTTATAGCACCTTGAATCTTACTACTGCCTGTTGCTGCTTGCACTGTTATTGAATCACCAGCTTCTAAATTTAAAGATTGAGGTGTAGCATTTACTTGTGTTTTTGCTGCAATGTCATCTCTAAAAAATTCATATTCAGTACTTGAGTCAGAGGAATCCACTAAATTCATGTTAACTAAAATAGCAGATGAAGAATCATTGTTTGCACAATATACACTTTTTACAATAATTGTAGCGTTAGCTGGACACGTAAGTGCAGTAGTCTTTGATGTTCCAGTTTGTTTAAAACCTTGATTTTTATATTGTATGGTCATGATAAAAAATAATTAAAAGCTTCTCTTTCGTTTTTTTGATCTTGTTGATATGAAGTATTCAATTGGTTTTGTAAAGTTTCTAAAGCTAAATTAATTTGTCTAAAAGAATCTGTGTTATATTCTTTTGGTGGTTCAGGTAAAAATACTTGCACTTTAGCCATTATCTTCTACCATCAGGTTGTATATCAAATCTAAATTGACCAAATCTCCAACTTTCATTTAAACTATCATTTTCTATTTTTATAGCAGCTAATCTAGCTCTTGCCCTTGTGTCTACCTTATCTGTAGATGATGTAATTGTAAATGGTCCTAGGGGTGAACCTTGTTGCACATTAGCAGGATAATCTCTTAACTCTAAAGTTACTTTTGCATTTCCATTTATATATTTAAAGTCAGGAATAAATCTTCTTACTTTTATAAAAAATTCTCCATCTCCTTGAGCATCTAAATCAAAGTCACCAGATTTTATAAATGCAGAAATAGCATTTACTGTACCATCAGCCAATACTTCATTTGTTCCTTTTTCATGATCAAAAACTCTTGAGGCACCATTTGATACTCCTTGAACTGTAGGTGTATTTGGAGCTAAATTAGCTGTAAATTCGGTTGCAATAGGATCTTCAAATACATGGCTATCTTCATAAGTTGTTCTTGCCAAAGTTCCTGTAGTCCATGTTTGTTCAGCATAGTTGTAAGTTACGACTCTATCTATAAAGTTAGAACTTGCGCTAGGATAAAACCATGAGATCTCAGTATATAAACTATTGTGAGATCCACAAGTAAGTTCAGAACCATTCGCAAAATTTAAACCTGGAGTATTATCATTTGTTTGAAATACAAAATCTTCTACAAGTGAACTTAATGATTTAACAGTTCCATCAAATACAAAAAACCCACCCGAATCTGACATCCAATAAACGGCACCATTAGCATATACAATGGCGTGTTGACCTATGCATCCACAGTTTGATCCAACTTGTCTAATACTAAATGTAAAAGGTGGACCTACAAACTGCATTAAATACGCTGAAGTATCAGTTAAAATAAGAATATAATCTTTCGCCTTTGCTGCTCCTACTATTTTCGTTCCACTATCAATTCTAAAAGAACCTGCTGTGTTTGTTGATGTTGCTGTATAGTCGGTTAAAGATTCTTGATCTGAAAATCTAATAAACATTTTATCCTGTGTAGTTGAGGTTCCAATTGTAGTTTCAGTGCCTAACACAATTAAGTGCCTATCTCTATCAGAAACCATTGTCATAACAGATTTGGTAGGAGCTCCAGATAAAATAGCTGCTCGTGTAGCTACTCCAGTGTTTGGATTCCAAGAAAAAGTTGCACCGTTTTTAATCGTTGCAATTAAAAGTTCACCAAAATTATCAAGTGACCATGATCCCGGATCTAAAATTACGTCTGATGACGATCGAGCAGTTCCCCATGTTGAAGTTGACCAAGTTCCTGCACCCCATCCAAAACCAAAAGTTTGTTGTAATGGTCCTATTTGAAAGTAAGCTTTTAAATCAAGTGTCCCATTGTTTGTAGTGCCTGAGCCAGATTCATTAGCAGCCATTTGAATAGTAAAAGTAGTAACAGTAGGTGTTGATTTTACTTCAAATAAAATATCATCAAAGTCCGCAGCAACATATCCTGTTTGAGCTGCATTAAATGATCCTGCGTTTACAAATGTAACGATGTCACCTGAATTAAGATTGTGACTTCCTGAAGTGGTAATTGTTACAATATTAGATCCACTAGTCGTTGATATATTACAACCTGATTGTGCTAATGAAGTATCAAAAGGTGTTATGTCAAAATAATCATCACCATTATATACATATAAAATTTTGTTTGTGCCGAAAGCTATGTATCTTCTTCCTTCTAAATCTGTCCAGCTATGAGAAGCCCTTGCTGCACCTATTAACTGTTTGTTTTTTATTTCAGACCAACCACCAATTTTTTCAGGCATGGTGTATCTAAATCTTACAAAATCACCATCTACCCA